GTTTGGTGTTACCTTCAACTCATTGGTGTGCGGGCAAGTCTTGCAAACAATGGGGATGATTGTGTGGTTGTGATGGAGCGACGTGATCTTTCCAAATTCAGCAATGGGTTCGCTACCTATGCTCTTAACCTGGGGTTTACAATGGTCGTGGAAAAACCAGTGTTCGAGTTGGAAGACATCGAATTTTGCCAGACACATCCTATATGTGTTGATGGCGAATGGCGAATGGTACGCAATTATCATACTGCCCGAGAGAAGGACAGTATGTGTGTCTTCCCACTCAATAACCCGGGCGCCTTACGCGCTTGGTTGTATGCTGTGGGTGAATGTGGTTTGGCACTTACTTCGGGAGTGCCAATTTTTCAGTCGATGTATGAGGCTTACATGAGGAATGGGAAGCCTAGTCGAATGAGTACAGCTGTGTTTATGCAAAGTGGAAGCCTTATGATGAGTTATGGCTTGGAATCGAAACACATGGAAATTGCAACAAGCACACGAGTCTCTTTCTTTCAAGCGTTTGGAATAACGCCTGATGAGCAATATGCTATGGAAGAGTATTACTCAACCTGGAGAGTGAGTGATCACACGAGAACAGAAGAAAGCTTGCGTTGCATAGGTAAGGCGCCTATGTAGTGTGATGTCAAAATATTTTTGGACAGAAAAACAAAGAAAAAGAAGAAAAGTGATCATGCCTAAGGTCACACAAAAACAAAACATCAAGAAGAAGTTGAGACTTACGGTAGCTCGTCCCTTGCGGACAAAGAGTACACCAGTCGCCAAGAAACCACTCCTCAACGCCACGTTGAATCAGTCATTGGTTCAGTACGGGTGTGCTTTGATGCACCCATTTGATCCACGCGCTGAAGGAGCAAAGGTTCCCGACCAATTCTCTCTGCCTACAATTACTCGCACAATTCGTACTACACAGACATGTACTACGGTTGCTGCGGGTTGGGTCGGATTGGTGACGAACAATCCTCTATTCGCAATTGGCTGTCAAACAGGAACTATCGCAGATGGTGTTCAGTTCACCACTGCTGATGGAACCAATGGAGGCAGTTATTGGGGCGTTGACAAGTCTGTCTTTGCGGGACAGCTTGACAATTACCGTGTTGTCGGTTACGGTGTTCGAGTCACAGGTCTATCATCTATGACGAACGCATCAGGGAAGTTTGTTATTGGCACGTTGCCCACTTCCAGCTATATTATGTGCCAAGACTTCAATATTGGTGGTGCAATTCCACCAACTGATGCAGCTTGTACACCTGCAGCAACTTGGAAGAACTATGGTTTACCATATACCGGTACTACATCCGTACCAGGGTTGTTGATTAACTACCCAGGTAATCGTGTTGTTAGTGCATTGGAGCTCACAG